TATTCAAAGACATACGCCAGAACAGCTATTGGTGAGTTTCAACAAGAAGTGATTGATTTACGAGCAACGGATATTGAAGAAGGTGTCTGGGTTTATGTGGGCGTTAATGATGGTAGAACAAGAGATTTTTGCCGCAGGGTTTTAAAAGACAACACTTGTTATGATGATAGTGGAAAATCTAAGATTGCTGGTGATTCAAAGCGTGATTATAACTGCCGTCATAGGTTCTATAAGATGAGCAAAGAGGAAGCTGAAGCCAATGGGTATGCGTGTTAAAAAGAAGCCTAATTTGGGCAAATATAAGAAGCGAATAAAAAAGACTAATGATGATTTATATTCAGTTGCTGAAAGTTTAATTGTTGGAATTGTTAAACGTACTCAATCTGGTAGAGATAAAAATAAGAAAGGTTTTAAGGCATATTCAAAGAACTATAAGAAATCTGGTAAGGTTAATTTAACTGATCGTGGAACAATGCTACATTCAATTACTCGCAAAAAGACCAAGAACGGAATTAAGTTATTCTTTGGTAGTGCTAACGAAAATGCAAAAGCACACGGCAACCAAGTAAAATATGGTCGTAAGTTCTTTGGATTAGATAAAGAACAGAAGAAATTAATAAAACGCAGACTTGGTAAATATATTGTAAAAACAACAAGATAGTGTTATTATTAGAACAACTTTTTATATATAAGAGGTAATTAAGATGGCTGACGAAGCTAACAAAACGGAAAAAGTCGAAACTCCTAAGACTGAAAATGAGGTGGTTATATCACAATCAAAACTTGATAATCTGATTGACAAGGGTTTTAGCAAAGGCGCAAAGCGTGCTAAATCTGAATTAGCAGAACAATTAGGTGTTGATAGTATTGAACAAGCGCAAGAGTTAATTAATGCTAAACGTGAAGCAGATGAAGCTAACAAATCCGATTTGGATAAGGCGGCAGAGTTGATTCAAACATTAAATAATACTATTGAGGGCTTGGAGAGTAATAACAAGCAGATGAAAGCTGATATGGCTGTTCAGCAAGTTGTTGCTCAAAATGGTATCAAAGATGCTGATTATTTCAAACATTTGTTAGCGACTGCAAGTGCTAGTGAGGACTTTGACCAATCAACATTCATTGAACAATTAAAAGGTGATAAACCTTATTTATTTAACGGGGGCGATATTCAACCAAAGAAAGTAGATTCAACTTCAAACCGAGCATCATTAGATGTAAGTGAAAGAGTTAAAGGTGCTAAAACGATGGCTGAACTATACGCACTCCAAAACGAAATATAATTTCTTAGGAGAAATAAAATGGCTGTAAATACTAAAAGTTTATTGAGCGACTCGGTTGTTGACTTAATGAATCAAGCGGTTATCGTTAGCGGTAACTCATACAATAAGATTGATGCTTATGCTACTATTCGTCAAGACGATATGGCAAACTCAATCGCATTCACGGTGTTCTCAAGAATGTCTGCGGCAACTACGCCACTAACAGACGGTACTGAAGCATCTTCAACTACTATGACTGATACTAAGGTTCAGTTAACAATGGACGAATACGGTGCTGTAATCACTTCAACTTCATTAGCTAACATTGCTACTGCTGGTAAAGCTGACTTAGCATCTGCTGAATTAGTTGGTGTTAACCTTGGTGAAACAACTGACAAGTTAGGTCTTGCGGCTGTTGAGGGTGGTACTAATACTATCTCTGCTGGTACTGCTGGTACTTTGGCTAATACTGACTTACGTTCTGCTTACACAGCATTGGCTAACGCTGGTATTGCTAAGTTTGAAGATGGTCGCTATGTAGCATTTGTTAACCCATCACAAGTATCTGACATTAAGGGTGACTACATTACTATTGCACAAAACACAGATATTGGTGCTTCTACTTCTGGTATTGTTGGTGCTTTAGAGGGTTTCACTATCATTGAAGATTCAAACGTTACATCTGGAACTGTTGCTTGTTTCGGTAAAAATGCACTTGGTAAAGCGGTTGCTTCTGCTCCATCATTAAGAGTTGTTGAGGGTTCTGATAACCTTGGGCGTACTGTCAACGTTGGTTGGTACGGTGTAATGAAATATGGTGTGATTGATGAAAACGCATTGCGCGTAATCACTGGAGCGTAATTTTGGGCAAGGTAGCAAAAAAGGCGGTAGCTAAAAAGGCTACCAAGCTTCAATTGAAAGCACTTTGTGATGGCTCACACGGTATTGATGGCGGTATCTACACCTTTAAGGCTGGTGATACTGTTACCCTTTCTAAAAAACACCACTATGATTCTATGAAAGAATTATCGTGTTTTAGTGAGGTATAAATATGTCGTGGACGCTAACAAATGCGGACATTGTTTCAGCTTTACCAATATTAGCTGACCATTTTGAAAAGGCTGATTCTGGCTCAACTACTACACTTGTATCTGGTCGCTTAACTGACTTGATAGATGCTGAAGTTGTTGGTTCAACAATCGCTTTTACAACTGGTGATAATGCTGGTACTGATGCTGTAATTACTTCTTATACTGATTCAACTGGTTCGTTTGGATTTGACGCAGTGGCTAACGCTGTTGATGGTTCAACTGGATTTGGTGTTGTGTATCTTGATTATTCATCTTTTATTAATCGTGCTTATGACATTATTAAGAATGAGATGCGTAATAGAGGTTTAGATATTGATTTGTTCAAAACAACTACCCAAGTGAAAGAACTTCATTTGACTAAGACGTTAGAATTAATCTGTATGTCTAAGCGGCAAGATGCCGATACTGACGATATTTATCACGAATCATATATGGTCTTTAAGGAAAACTTTGAAAGCGAGTTAACCACATTAAAGGCTGATTATGATACTGATGAAGATGGCGTTATTGAAGAAGCTGAGAAATTACAAACAAGTCAAGTGGTATTGATGAAATGATTAATCTGCTAAAACGCAAAGGGTATAAATTGACTAAGAATGACACGCTTGAACATCGTGAATTTCGTGAAGCAACCAAATCTTATAGTATCAATGATGACCGTTCTTCTTTTGCTGAACAAGTCTATGATTTAACGGAAGAGTTTGAATTATTCCTTAATGAAAAGATGTACACAGATAAGAAGATGAAAGCGATTCTTGATGCTACAAGAGATGAGGGAATTGAAGAAATCACGGCTGATGTTGAAAGACAAGAGCGTGGCTATCTGATTACGTTTACAACAACAAATATAGGAGTTACATAATGGCTATTAAAGGACACGAAGGTTCTGTTACCGTTGCTGGTAATGCATCTGCTATGGGTAATGCTAAGGCTTGGTCTTTAGATATTACGCAGGAAACAGCTGATATTACTGACTTCGGTTCATCTGGCTGGAAAGAATCTACAGCGACACTAAAGTCGTGGTCTGGTTCTATCACAGCTATTTTTGATGGTTCTGGCGCTGATGAGGGCGATTTAATCGCAGCCTTAACTGGTGGCACAACCGCAACCGTTGATTTACAAGTGGGTGATGGTACAACTGGAAATGATAAGTTTTCTGGTACAACAAACATCACTTCTATGAGTATAACCAACGATGTGAATGGTATTGTTGAAGCGTCTTTCAATTTTGAAGGCACTGGGACATTAACAATCGCATAACCATTAAGGGCATTAAGTTGCCCTTTTTTATTCTATGGATAAATTATTAAAAGCATTAGAGAAAGAATCTAAAGATATTCGTTCGGCTGATATTGTAGTAGGCAAAAAGGTTCACCAAGTCTATTATCGTATTATGTCTGGTGATGACCATTCAAGGGCATTAGAACTATCTAAAAAGACTAAGAATGTCAAAGAAGTTGATGGTTCAACAACTGAATTAACTTACTATGATGATGATTTACTACGCAGTCATATAATCTACTTTCAATTGCTCAATAAAGACGGTGAGCGTGTTTTTAATAATTTAACTAAAGTCAAATGGATCAAAGACAATATAACCTATGAAACGGCTTCATATTTAGCCGCTGTAATGGGTTTAAAATCAGTTAGTGAAATCGTTGAAGAACAACAAGAAATACTAAAAAAGATGAATGGCTAAAGGCTAAGGCATTACTTGCCTTTGAACTTCATAAGACCATATCAGAAATCAACGCTTTGCCAATGTCAGAAATTGGTACACTATTAGCATACAAAATCCAGACTAATAAGGAAGCAGACTATGGCGAATGAGAAGATTGAAATTGAAGTACTCGTTAATGGTAAACCAGCATTAAAAGCAATTGACAGAGTTGATAAAAAGACTACTAAATTAGGCAAAACAGCTAAGAAAACTGGCATAGAAACTGATGGTATGCTTCAAAAAATGCGCCTTGGTTGGGTTGTAGTTGGTGCGGCTATTGTTAGGGCAACATCACAAGCCGTTCAATTTGAACGTGCTTCAATGGGATTGACTAAGGCTCAAAAAGATTGGTCAAAACAAATATCACTTTCAACAGATATTACTGCTGAACAGGTAGCTGGATTTTTAAAGTCTGCTAAAACTGCTGGTCTTGCTGAAAAATCAATGAAAGACTTAGCACAACAAGCTATTGCTCTTGGCTATGCATTCCCACACGAAGATTCTGAAACACTTCACGACAACTTAGTTATGTTAACTAAAACGGGTGAAGCACAAGGTTTTGTAGTAGATATTCTTGAACAAAAATATGCAGGAATGGGCGAATCAATTACAACACTTGATTTAAAAACTAAATCTTGGGAAGAAAAAATGCGCCTTATTAATGAGGTTGTTGCTGAATCCCAGAAACAGATGGACGCTTCTAAATTTACTGCTTACCATAGGGCAATCGGAAGTATTACTAACTCATTTACTGATTTAGGAACGGTTCTTGTAACGCTTGGAAGTGATGGTAAAGGCTTTTCTTTTGCGGCTAATGCGGCTGAAACATTCAAAAACGTTATCTTATTCATTGCTGGTGGTATCAAATCAATGGTTAGCGATATTGGTTCATTAGGTGAGTACTTTGGCTTCTTTGAAGAAAAGTTAGCTAAAACAGAAGATTTAACTAAGAAAACTGAAGAATTATTATCTGTTGAAGACCAGATTGATAAAAAGCAGAAGTTTAGAAAGCAACTTGTTCGTGAGTTAGGACTTCATCAAAAGAATAATAATCAAATGATGATTGACAGCATTCAACAACAGATTGAAATGACTGATAAGCAGATTGATAGTCTTGAAAAACACGGTGAAGTAATTAAAAGAAATTACCGTGAAGCATCTGGCGAAGCTGGTAGCACTTTAAAAATATTAAACCAAACTGGAAAAGATGTAGCTAAATCATTTGGTGATGCTTTCTCAAATATGGTCTTAGGTATTAAGACTGACTTTAAGAGTATGGCACGATCAGTTATTGCCAGATTAGTACAATTAAGAATGGAAGCATTATTAACTAAAGCAATGACTGCTGCGGCTGGTGGCGGTGGTCTGCTTGGTTCTATTGCTGGATTCTTTACATCGCATACTGGAACATCAGAAGTTAAACATACTGGCGGTTCAATTGGTTCAACTAAGATTCCATCATTCCATACTGGTATGCGTTCTGATGAAAGATTAGCTAAGTTACAAGTTGGCGAAGCCGTTGTTAATCGTGGTGGTGCTTCTAAGAACAGAAATGCTATTGAAGCAATGAATAAAGGGTATGCGGTGGGCGGTGGTGGCGGTAATGTTACGACTGCTGAAATTAACTTTAATGTTCAAGCAATTGATGCTTCTTCGTTTAATTCATATCTTGTTAATAATAAAGGTACAATTGAGGGAATTATTAATTCATCACTAGCAACTAATGGTTCAGTTAGACGAACAATCAAGCAAGTAATCTAATGAATAATCTAACAAGCACCATATTAGCTAACCACAGCAAGATACAAGCTGAGGAATGGTTAAAACAAGGTCAAGCAGTAGAATTTAACTCTGGCAAGAACCAACGCATTGTTAGTTCATCTATACCATCTGTTGAAATACAGATAACGTATAAAAATTTGAACTTTAATCAGTTTACAACGCTAAAGTTAGCCTATGAACAAAATCACGCTAATACGGTAATTATAGACGTTGATGATATTCACGATTTAAGACCAGATATTATGGGGCTTAATTCTAGNGTTTGGGCATTTGAAGAATTTAANTTTAGAGCAACNGCACCAAAACTGTATAACGGCACGATTAAACTAATATCAAGTGTATTCTTTAACTATACAGAGTATCAATCAGCCTTTAGTCAATCTTCTAGTTATACGCCAGTATCAACAACAGATGATTCATTTGAATTAGTATTAAATACAGTAACACCATATCAAGTGGATTATGAATACTTGAGCAATTCAATATTTAGTAATATTGGTAATTCAGCCAGACATATTAAAGATAAAGGTGGATTGCGTAAGAAATGGACACTGAACTGGACTATTCAAGAATCTGAATTTCTACAATTATTAAAATACTACCGTAAGAAAGCTGGAATTATGGGTACGTTTGGCATTCCAGAAGAGGGTTCACCATATATTAGCCCAGAAGAATATTTAGTTAATGCTGATGATTATGTTGATACTGATTATTTTATTAATGGTGAAGAATATTTAACTAAGGCTATGTTTATGAAAGACAGTTTAAAATACTCCAAGAGTGTTAATAATATGTATTTATGCAAGGCTGATATTATTGAGGTGTTAAATTGAAATCATTAACTAATAACGTGCGTTCAGATGATACTTTATCAATCCTACATTTGTTTCAGTTTGATATGTATGACTTTAATAATACATTTGATGAAACGCTGTACTTTACAGACCACGATGTATTTGTCTATGATGGCACGAATGAATACACGCCATTAGCTATAACCTTTGATAAATTAGCAGAAGATTTTAGTATGACTTCTGATTCAATTAACTTATCTATTGATAATATTAATGGTTCTTTAAGTGCTAAAGCATTAGCATCTGAATGGCGTAATAATAGATGTTCAATAACACGTGTTATATTTACTCCAGAATCTGAAACTATTGGCTCTGATACGTATGAATTTGGTATTAGAGATAACTCTACAACAACCTATCCAAGGCTTGAAATTGCCTCATTAACTAAAGATTCATATACGTTATTTGAGGGCGTAATAGATACATTCTCGGCAACGACACAAGCATTACAAGCGACATTAACAACACAGTTTACTCATTGGGCGAAACCATATCCAGCTAGAACCTATAATCAGAATGAATTTACATCAATTATTGATGCTATTACTGAAACTATTTACTGGGGCAGACAATGACAAATTGCTTCACGGTTGTTATTCAATATTTAAGCGTTCGTTATCCATTGCCTAAAGGCTGGAAGGATTACAAGCTAAATATAAATGATATGGACGAATACGTTAAGAACGAGAAACGGTTTTTAGCTAAACGTGAACATATTGGTTTTTTTAAGAGTTTTTGTAAAAAAGTAAAGACTGCTAAAAAAGACGATATAGTACTAACAAAGACTTCAGTCGGTTGTGCCATAAATCAATTTACTTATTGGGTTTATAATGAAGATTTAGACCGAGTAACACATAAACAATTAGACAAAGATTGTTTGATAATGAGGGTTCATAATGGGTGATAAAGTAAAAGCGGCTATTGGTATAGCGTTAGTAGTATTAGCACCAGTGTTAGCTGCACCATTATTGGGAGCGATGGGTATTACAGCAACAGCAACAGCAATCGCAATAGCTGGAGCGGCAATTACTTTAGTGGGCGCTTCTGTTGTTGGTTCTGCTACTTCAGTAGATGCTGGTGATATTGGTGGCGTTGAATCCTATGCTGGTGCAAAACTACAAACACAGAAATCAAACATCGCACCAGTGGCAGTTCTTTACGGTAAACATCGTATTGCTGGTAATATTATCTTTCAAGAAACAAACAGTGCTATTAATTCTGATGATGATGCACACGGTTATAATCGTGATTATTGGGCGATTATTATTATTTCTGGACACGATATTAATACGATTGATAAAGTCTATGGCAATGAAACTGAATTAACTAGAATTGGTAGCACAAATAAATATCAATCAACTTATACACACATTAAATGGTATGACGCTTCATCTAGTTCTACAAGTTTAAATAGTGTTAATTTTGTTGAAGATACAACTGGTAATGAATCATCTGGCTCAACACTTGGCTTAACTAACATCACAATACCAGCTAATACTGCGTATATTGCTGTTCACCAAGCATTTGATGGTCAACACAATAACAACACTCAATTAGAGAATATAACCGTTCAAGTTGAGGGTAAAGAAATTAGGACAATTACTAATTCAACCACGATTAGTACAGCAACAACTTATTCAACTAATCCAGCAGAAATAGTATTAGATTTATTAAGTGATGGTTTAAATATTGCAGATTCAGATATTGATATTGCTACGTTCTATGATGCTAAGACTAAATGTAATACTAATGGTTGGACTTGTAATCTTGCTTTAATTCAACAAGCGAATATTCAATCAATTATCCAAGATGTATTAGCTACATTCCGTGGTTCTATCGTTCATTCAGATAGTAAATGGAAGCTAAAGATTGATACTAAACAACAGACCAATGTTGCTACATTGACTGATGATGATTTTATTAACAATTCACTCAATATCTCAATGAAAGGCAATAGAGAAATTGCTAATAAGATTATTGTTAAGTACGTTAACCCAGCTGATGAATGGTTATCTGCTCAAGTCGTGAAAGAAGATACTTCATTACAAGCACTAGATGGTCAATTATTAGAAAAGACGTTAGATATTAAAGGTATTACAAATGCAACTCACGCTGGTGAACTTGCTGAAATTACTTTAAATTCAATGCGTTATAGTGAAGATGCTTCTGGAAATAGACTAAAACAAACGCCACTTGTGTTATCATTTGCGACAACGGTTAAACACGCTGATTTAGAGGTTGGTGACGTTATATCAGTTAACCACGATGTACTTGATAGAGTGCGTAAGTTTATGATATTATCTGTTGAAACTGACCAGAGTGGATTGCTTCAAGTAACAACACGTGAATATTGCGAAACACATTATAAAGATTCGTCTGGTAACTATTTAATTTAAGAGGTTTATATGGCAACGATTGTAACAAGAAGCGGAAAGGGTTCGGCTCTAACTCATACTGAGATGGATTCTAACTTTACGAATATAAATAATGAATTAGCTGGTGCTGGTGGTTCACCAAGTATTGATGATAATGGTGATGCGACTGCTATTACTATTGATATCAATGAAAATGTTGGTGTAGGTACAAGCACTATGAATAGTAATAAAGCAGTTATTGAGGGCGGTTCTGCTGAAACACTTGGTTCATCATTAGCATTAAAAACTGGTTCTGGTACTACTTCTAAATCAGCAGATTTAGCATTTTATTCTACTTTCTATAATAACGCTGATACAGGCCAAAGAAGAACAGCTGATATTACCGCAGGATTTTCAACTGGTGTTTGGGGTACTGAATATCTTGCCTTTGGTGTTGGCAGTTCTGGTGATTCTGCTTATGTAGCTTCTGAAAAGTTAAGAATAAATTCTAACGGTAAAATAACTACTGGTTCTAATCCAATTAATGAAGTTGAAATTAATAAAGATACTAATACTGCTGATGTAATTATTGGTACTTCAAACGTGTCTGCTACTGGTCAAGAAAACGGTTTTAATTGTGGTGTTGGTTCTGGTGCTTTAGGTTCGGTTACTAATAACACCGCACACGCTCAAGAGGGTAAACATAATACTGGAATGGGTTCAGATGCTTTAGGTTCTTGTACAACTGGATATTGGAATACTGGTAACGGTGGTTTAGCTTTATCAACATTAACAACTGGAACGCATAATATCGCTAACGGTACTTTAGCTATGTGGTTTACAACAACTGGTATTAGAAACGTTGGTAATGGTACTCAAGCGCTATGGTCAAACACTACTGGTTATAACAATCTTGGTGATGGGTATGAAGCATTAGGTGGTAATACAACTGGTCATAGTAATACTGGTGCTGGTTGTTTCGCTGGAAAAGGCAACACAACTGGAACGAATAATACTTTTCTTGGTTATAATGCTGGAACAGCAAGTTCACCATCTGGAAATGTAACTACTGGTTCAAATACTGTTTGTATTGGCGATAATAGTGTTGCTAATTTATATTGTGCTGATACAACTATTTCATCTTCTGATGCAAGGGATAAGACCGATGTTGAAGATTTTTCACACGGATTAGACTTTATTAATCAGCTAAACCCAGTGACTTATAAATGGGATAAACGTGCTTGGTACATTAAAGACGATGACACTGCTGAAGATTTATTGAACGCTAAACCAGATGGTTCACAAAAAAGAGAAAAGAAGCACTTGGGATTCTTAGCACAAGACGTTGAAACTATTGAAAAGACGTTAGGCTTCTCAACATCTAAAGACGACCAATTAGTGGTTCATACTAATGAAGATGATACAGCAATGGGTATCAAATACGAGCGTCTTGTTCCTGTATTAGTAAATGCAATTAAAGAATTATCTGCTGAAATTGAATTATTAAAAGGGGGTAAATAATGTTTCCAGAAATAACACCAGCACAGCATTATTCGGCATTGATGGATAGTGTTAATCTGATTAAAGAATTAGAAACAAACCCGCCAATTAATCTATCTAATGAACGCAGAGATGAACTAATAAACATAAATAAAGAGCATTTGAAAATAATGGTTGTTAAAGACTTCTGGACTGATGAAGATTTATCTGAAGCCATTTCTTTAATAAATTAGGAGCATAAAAAATGGAATCTGGTAAGCATAATATAACCATTGAAAATGGATCAACCTTTGAAATGGATTTAGCATTAACGAATGATGATGATACAACGTGGGATATTTCTGGCTATACAGTAGATATGGTTATCAGAAATCTAAACGATACAGTTGTACTTGATTGTGAAGATTATGTTAATATTGAAAACACGAACCATATCAAAGTAGATATCCCAGCATCACAAACAGTAAACATTGCTGATACTGATGGTGTCTATCAAATTGAGATTAAGTCGGGTGTTAAGGAACATTCAATATTGCGTGGTAATGTTGAATTTGTTAAGGCGGTGATACGATGAAGATTAGCATTAATAATGATGAAGTAAAAGTAGCAATTACTGGTATTGGTGCGGCAGGTGCTACTGGTGCTGATGGAAAGAGCATATCTAGTATTACCAAATCTGGCGATACAGTCACGATTACAATGTCAGATGATACAACATTCACTTATGCGGCAATTGATGGCGTAGATGGTACTAATGGTACTAATGGCACGAACGGAACAAATGGCACGAACGGTACAAATGGTATTGATGGTGTTGATATATCTAATATCACTAAAGTTAATGGCGTTGTTACAATCACTATGTCAGATAATACAACCTATACTTATACGGTTGCTGACGGTCAAGATGGTCAAGACGGTGTTGATGGCTCAGATGGCACGAACGGTACTAATGGTACTGATGGCGATGGTTGGACTGAGGGTTCATACAACTCAACTACTGGCAAAATTACATTCCTATCAAACGATGGAATAGGATTTGTTACTGGTGATTTA